TTCGAGTCGTTTTTGGTATAAAAAGGAACAGGAAGGGTCAGAGGTGTCTTAGGCACACTAAAAAACCGCCCGCCCTTGCTGCTATTGCAACTGGCACACAATGTTTGCAAATTCCACTCATCATCACTGCCACCAGCAGCTCTTGGCACTATGTGATCGACGCTATTTGCCTCCTCCACACCACACATCTGACAAACATAACCGTCACGTTGCAAGATGCGTAGTCTTATCTTGCGCCACTTGGTCGTACTGCCGTTACCTTGTAATGCACTGCTCATCAGTAGTAGTTCCTCTCTTGATGAAATGCCCACGCTTTGCATGGCGTTTGATAACGGATTGTTATGTACTTGATTGTGGCATCTATCTGTCTAAATGGGTCAAGGTCACGATAATGCTTAGACCTCATTTGTCCTAGACCATAGTGACTCCCATTGCGTGCTGTGTATGACCAGCGACTTTCTTTGGTAATGATTTTGTTGAAACATTGAAACTCTTTCCAGTCCAGCAAACGACTGTGCGAGTAAAGCTTTAAGTGATCTATTGAATAATTAGCTGCATTTGCTTCAAGTGTTGTCGTTATTGAAAGCAATGCCGCAATGGCATAGACCTTGCCCATTAGCCGATTGCGCCCTTGCGAGCTACCCGCCTCAGCGGCTCGCTTCAAGCGAAACCAGCGTACCAAGCCTGTCAAGGTTAACAGGTTATTGAGCGTGCTGTTGGGCGTTGCGCACAGCCTGTGGATAACGTCTGTGGATAACTTATACATTAGATACCTGCTTAAACACATGCTCTCCTAACTGAGGCAATACGCAATTGCGCAATACCTGACGTTTGTTGGGCAACTTGTAACCGTCAAGGTTGTACCCATGCAATGCTTGTAATTGAGGTATTTGCGCAGCTCTAAGGTTGTCTTTCTCAAACATTAGATCAGCAATGTCAAAGTTAGCCCAGAAATAGTGACGCTGTAAGTCAGCAGTAGGAGGTACAAATGGCGTGTAGTAAGGCTTCACGTTTTCAACTACCCATTTGCCCTTGAAATTGTATTTAAGAAAGATAATTTCTTGCCATAGCTTCATGTCAGCATAGATTGGTTGAACTCCCCTAAATCGAACACCAATGTTTTGTCTAAAGCTACTATGTGACTGACATGGCGGTGACGACCAAATGAAATCAAACTCGTGGAAATGGTCGAGCAAGTACTGATGCGCGTCCGTAACAATAACAGTGTCATTTGGAAAGTGATCTGCATAAACCTTTGCAATTTCTGGGTCAAACTCAATTGCTGTAATTTCGTGTTGATTGCCCCAAAGCTTGCGATTGCCTCCAATGCCTGCATAAAGGTTGAGTATTTTCATGACTTACCCGCCCAACCGTTACCCTTAAACACTATCGCTGGTGCACCATAAATCTGACTCATCATAAACCCGCAGCAATACGGTGTTGTGTGCTCTGCGTACTTTTCTGTGACTTCATAGCTGATGTTGCACGCTACACATCTGTACTCATACGTCGGCATCTGTGCCTCCTATTTGGGCAACACCCATAACCTCGCATTTGGTGCATTGAATAACCTCGACGCCTTGTGGGAGGTTGTCTGTGATCTTATGTACCAGCTGCCGTGTCACCTTTTTACAAATGCGGCACTCAAATTGCACTTGTTCCATAATTGGATTTCCTCAAATTCTCAATAGGTTGCAGGTTAATTTGTGTGACCCACCAAGTCGGTTGCTTGCTGTGTCGGTATCGTGGCTTCTGTGCCATTGTGACTGGTATCCAGCCTGCTATGTAGTAATTGGGTGCTGTGCCTGTTACTAGCACGGCAATGTCATTTGGTCTGTCGTACTCATAGACGATCAGCTGACCCAGCTCGTACTTTGTCCAGCGCACCTCAATAGCTGCGCCAACATCTGCCTTGCGCTTGCCCTTGTCCTCAAATGGGTCAAATGGCAAACCAAAGTATTTGGCTACTGCCCACTCACTACCGATTGACTCTGCTAACTCTGCCAAGTAAGTCATAAATGATGTTTCGTTGTAATGACCTTTTGACTCTAGCAAGTCGCCTTTGTCGCTGGTGATCTTGACAGCTGCAACCATGCACACACACATTTCATTTGCTGTAAGCTTGATTTTCAACGGCAACCACCGCAAAACCAAATGACCTTCTCGCGCGCATCATAGCCTTTTTGGTAGCCAAACGAGTCAAGCTTTGTAATCTGTGAGCATTTGTCGCATTGCTCTACTTTGTACTCAGCGACTACTTCACCATTGCAAAGCAGCTTGCACATCATTGTTTTGACGTCGATCATCTCCATGTAGTCACTCATGGCAAACGCACAACCCATTGCCCTGTGCTGCCTAGCTGATACCAAAGAGGCTCGCACTGATTTGCTTTGGCTTTCTCGGTGCAGAAATACCCGCCCCAAGCTTTACCAGTTTTGGCTGACTCGCCTGTTTTCCAGACGCGTGTGCCATGCTCGCAACGTGGCTTTTCCTCAACCAGTTGACCGCCCAATTGGTTTGCAATTTCGTCAATTGATGAACCAAGTGACGGTATGCCAGATTGCTCGGCTTCTGCTGCCGTGGCGTAACTAGGCACGTCGCCGTGCTTTGTTGTCCAATAGTCATAATCAGCCTTCACATCAGCTGTGGCAACCTTTGTTGATAGCTTCTCGACCTGTTCCATTGTTTCGCGAGTTGCCTTTTCTGTCCCGCCCATGACCAAAGCCATGACGCGCATCAAAGCTGAGGTCGTAGTGTCCTCGACAAACCAGCGTTTCATGTTTGGGTTGTAAGCTGCAATAAAGCCGTATGCATAGTCAATGCCTGCTGGCTCGATCTCTGTCTGATTGCGCCAAGCTTTAGCTTGTACGAGTATGTAGCCTTTTTCAGCATTGAACTCGACAATGTGTGCCTGCAAACGACCCTCTGGGTACGTTGAATTCCAGCGATCTGTGCGCTCTTTGTTGCCCTCGTAGTTATCAAGAAATGCCATTAGTCAGCCACCTTGTTGCTCATGTGACGGCTAATCGCCTTACGGCGTGCCATGCCTTCTCGCTTGCCTTCCTTAAAGCCTTTGGCATAACCAGCTGCACCGCCAAGCACCATAAGAAAGATTACGCCAACCAAACGACCCAAAGTCTCTGGGTCTAATAGATCAAGTACCATTTAGAATTCTCCCGATTTCTAGGCGGTAAGTGTTACCACCTGAACTCAGGGTGACGCATGATCGGCGCGCGGTCAAGAACCTTGCGTGTTTGTCGGCGTGTCCTGTGGCTTTGGCTTGGATTTAAGTCCATTGCCAGCCAGCACACCGCCTAGCGAACCTGTAAGAAAGATCGCAAGTGTTTTAAGCAAATCAATAAATGCAGCGTCATTGGGTGCTTGTGCCCCAATTGGCTGTGTGACAAAGATCAGTGCATAGGTAATGCCAACGGTTACAACCAAAAACACCGCAGCTAGTGTTGCCCCAATAATCAGGATTAGTTGCGCGTGTACTTCCTCTGGTGATTTGCGTCGTGCTGGCTTATCACGGGTCAATGCCAAGTAGGTCGTCAGTGCATGTTCCAGTTGGGAGGCATTGCGGTTTCTGACACTCCGCTTTTGACCAGTTGTCGAATTCTTGACACTCATAGCGCGTCCAGCCTTGATACCCGCAAGCGGACAGGATTAGTGCAAGTGCCCAAACCAACCCTGCCGCCGCAAGTTTCTGGCTACTTCCCCAAGTTGCCAAAACTTTTGTCATTTGGATTAAGCCAGCGCAAGATCACTGGTGCAACAGCTGCTGCCCCTGCCATTGCCAATGTCTTTGGGTCAGTCACACCTGCCATGTATAAGGCAAGTGCAGCTGCCAGAAATGAGCGCGCCCATGAGGCTGCTACGGCTTTTGCTTGTTCCATTTTTTGCTCTCCTTTTTGACTGCGGCTGCTTTTGCAGCTGGTGCATCTACCTGTGGAAATTCGCCCTTGTATGGCACAAATTTAGGTATGCCAAAACCGACGATCTCCTTGCCCTCTCCATACGATCTGACCTTGACCATAACCATGCCACCATTGCGTTGATCGCCTGTCCCAGACGTATTGCCTTCAATGGTCAAACATGTCTTTGTGTCAATGAGTCCAACCACAATTCCAATGTGTGAAATGCGGTCAACGCCGTCATGTGGAAAGTCCATGAAAGCCAAGTAGCCAAGCTGAGGCATAGTTGACCAGCGTTGCATTTCCTTAAATTTATGTGCGCCAACAGCTGTGCCAACAACGCTGTGAATTTTGACGCCAGCTTGATTTGCACACCAATTGACAAATGAACCGCACCACGGCAAACCGTCCGCCTTTGTAAATTTGCCGTACTTTGTGAGGTTGTCGCCTTCCTCAATTGTTCCAACCTCAGCAGCTGCAACCTCGATCAGTCGGGCATTTGTGCCCTGCGGATAATTACTCATCTGCCGTCACAATTGGTGTGGATTGTTCCGCTTGCTGGCGGTCGTAAGCCTCTTTAGTCATTGAGTGAGTGCCTTGCTCATCTGTCCAGATAACGCACTCAACGCCGTTAGTGTTTAGGTAAGTTTCCATTTATAACTCGCATCCTGTAAATAAAATGTAACCATTAGAGGTAAGTGTTTGAAATTGTGCAGGTTGTCCAGCAACTAAAGTTGGTGCGCCTGCTGTAGTTGTAATGTTCAAAACTCCGTAATCTGTTCCCGCTGAATTAAAAGCAATAGCGGTTGGAGTTCCAGAAGTAAAGCCTTGATTTACTAACGCGTAGTTTGCTGCCAAAGTGCCATTGACTGTAACGCCTGTCGCTGCCACTCTCGCCGTTGTAGGAAACTTTATGTAAATCTGAGTTCCTGTAGTGCTGTAGGCGTAACCTAAAACGCTATTAGAAGCACCACTTATTGCAGGCAAGTACCTCTGACAAGCGGCTAATTCTCCTTGAATTGTTCCTGTTGCAGTTTGAAATGCGGTAGCAACTGAACCTGTTTCTAACTGGACACCTGTTACCTCAAAATAATCATTAGTCCCAGCAGTTCCCACAAAATTAGTAATAAAATAAAAACTCATTTGTGTGGTTGTCGATGGAATAGTGACATTTACTGAGAATCGCTGCCACGATGTTGTTAATGTTACTGAACCCGTTCCTGTTGTTGCTTGTGATGTGTAACCTTGAGTAAATACATTAGTAGTAGTAGCACCTGTGCCAGTAATTAAACGCCAAGATAATAAACTGGACGCGGCTGAATAATCTGCGCCTTTTCTAGCCCAAAAAGAAACTGTAATAGTTTGATTTGCATAAGTTACGCTTTGGGCGTTTTCAAACATTTGTGCAAGTGCAACGGATGAAGTTCCAGTTTGACCCGATACTCTTTGAAATCTGGCGCAATTTGGAAGGTTTTGTAAAGCAGTCGCTTGTTGTGAAACTGTGACATTAATACCAGTTTTGTAGTTATACCAGCGATCGGCTTGATAGCCGTCCGTTGTTGATGTTGCGGTTGTTCCACGCTGCCAAATGTTAAAATCAGAATTGAGAATTCCATTTTTTCCTGCTGCATAATTGCCTTGATAGCGCAAGCCTGTTGAAGTGGAACTATCTGCTACGAGTGTCTCGCCGTTGTTGCCGACGGCTAGGCGAGCTGGTGTGTCATTTGCACTAGCTGCAATGAGATCGCCCTTCGCGTCAACAATTGCATTTTGGATTGCGTTTGAGTCATCTTGTGCAACCCAAGTAAAATCCATGTCTGTGCCAGACGCCTTAGCCAAGACCTGACCTGTTGTGCCACCTTTAAGATCAACCAATGCGGTGTCAACAGCTTGCCCAAAGACCTCAAAGTCTGCTGGTAAGTCTGTGACTAAATCGGTTGAGGTTGGCATTTGCCAGCCAAAGTTTGTTGTTGGGTTTGCCATGTTGTCTCCTTATCAGACCACTATTGTCGCACGCGCCCAGTCGAGTGTTGGCGACACGCCCGACCAAGTAAATGCAGCTGAGATTTCGTCCCATTGCAAAGCCTGCAATGAGTAAGCCACTGGTGAAATGTTAAGAGTGATCGAGAGTTGGTTGTACGACGCCTGAAATGACCAGCCCTCAACAAAGCCCTGAAAGATACCGCCCATGTTTGCTGGTAGGTCATTGATTGCCAATGCCTCACCCATAAACACGCCAATGAGGTTGTCACGGTCGCTGTCGTCTAGCTCTGGGTTTGTCAAGTCAAACGTGATCTCACTAAAGATTGCTTGCGGTGTTTTGCGTAAATCTAAATAGAAATTTGCCTGTTGAGTTGCATCAGCTGCGTTGTGCAAGGTTGTCGAAATAATCTGGGACAACGTGCCGTACTGCAAAATCGAGTCTGCGTCGCTGGCACTTTGCTCTGCACTGCTGGTTGCACCGTATTGGATAGTCAGGTTATTGCGTACGTCGCCTGCTCTGGTTTCAACGCGCAAACCAGCTGCTCGTGCTTGGTTAGCTGTCAATTGCACATAGCCATTGTTTGACAAATACAAACTGCGGTGTGTAGCTGAGGCATAGCTAATGCGTCCAAATGCGTCCTCGTAAATGTAGCCAAGACCTGACGTTGCAAGCTTTGATACCAAAGAATAAACGTCTGTGCGGTCACTAGATCGTGCGGCTAGCTCATAATCACCAGGGCGATCGATCTCACCTAAGCCAACGTTTTCTGCGGTTGCCCATGTTGTCGTTGGGTCGTAGGTTGCCCAAGTTAAAGCTGCTGGTACTTCTGCCCAAGTGTTAAGCAATAAGTCTGACAAAATTTCCCAGATTTGATCGCCGTCAAAGTCACGCGATAAAACACCATTTGTCAAAGCCTTTGGCAAACGAGATAAGGCGCCAAGTGCTGTGATGCTGTATGTCTGGGTGAACATTGTGCTGCCTACGTCGCGAACCTCAACAGCAATGTCAACGACTGTCCCACCAAAGATTGGGACGTATGTGCTTGATGTGTCTTGCACCTGCACTGAAATGGTGCTGTTGATGTTGACAGGTATGGTCGCCTGATTAACGTCTAGCAGCTGCAAATTGACGTAACCTGCTTGGGCTTGCTCGTAAATGTTTGTGCGACCTGACCTGATTGTTAGGTTAGCCAAAACGGCGTCAGTGTATGAAACGCCGTCGATCTCTACCAGCCAAACTGGCGTCCACTGGGTCATGCTATTTGCAGGTTAGTTGCGCCGCCTGTGCCGCGATAGTAGCTGTTGTTTAATGTGTCAACGATTGTGCGTGCTGTGCCTTCCTTATCAAACGCCCCAGTCACGGTCAG